TCGCGTCTTATTTCAGCGAGCGTGAACGCCCAGACAAATTGGAAACACTTTTGCCCAACGGGAAGTCCTTGCGAGTGAAGCGTGTTTCCTAAGTGAAGAAACAAAGCCCAACCATGACAAATGCAGCCAACTACGTCCTGCTGACCTTTGGTCACCATACCCTTAAATGGCACTTACAACGCATACGACTGGGTTCGGCTACCGCTGCACAAATTGCAATGCATTACGAACCCAACGAAAAGTCTCCCGCTCGTAAAACAATCGAAAAAGGATTGTCGGATCTTTTAAAGGTACACCCTACACAGCTACCTCCAATTTTCCAACAATGACTCAGGCCGATTATTGTCGCTATTCCGGCTTGTCGCGTGGGCAGGTTTGCAAGCTTACCAAAGCTGGCATGCCGTTAGAGTCACCTGAAGCGGCGGATGCTTGGCGCGGGTCGAGTGCTAGGAAAAAGCCATTAGCAAACCCACTGCCCGGTCCATTTAGACCGCCTGAAGCTGAGAAGCCCGTAGACACCGCACTGATTGCACAAGATTCCCCACAAGGAGCCTACGAGCGACAGAAACAAATCGAACGTGCAGCCTATGCCCTTGCTGCTCAAAGTCTTCGTAATCGAACACAGGACGCAGGGCGCATGGTTTCCGTCCATGCCTCCGCTGCCAAGAACCTAACATCCGCTAGAGACGAAGTTTTAAACCTATCCCAGAAAGAACGCACCCTCGTCTCGGGTGACTGGGTCAAAAAGGTTATGACAGACCATGACGGCGCAGTTGCTCAACTGCTCAAAGCAATGCCAAAACAACTTGCAGTGCGAATTTCTCCCCATGACCCAGAACACGCTGAGCGTGAACTTGACCAATGGGTGCAGGACGTTGCCCTTAAAACTCTACATCAGACAGACCCTTGGAAATAGCCATGAACAAGATTGAAACAATCGCAGTAGAAAAACTGATCCCGTACGCCCGCAACTCTCGTACGCATTCTGAAGAACAAGTAGCCCAAATTGCAGGATCAATCCGCGAGTTTGGTTTTACAAACCCGGTGTTAATTAACGCAGAGGGAACCATCATTGCTGGTCATGGTCGCGTCATGGCGGCTAGAAAGTTAGAGCTTGAAAAAGTTCCATGCATTCGCCTTACGCACCTTACCCCATCACAAGTCCGCGCCTATGTAATTGCTGACAACAAGCTTGCGTTAAACGCCCAGTGGAATGAGGAAATGCTAAGGGCTGAAATGGAAGCCTTGAAGGCTGAAAACTTCGACCAGAAATTAACGGGCTTTTCCGATGCAGAATTGTCCGGTTTATTTTTGGAGATTGAAAGCGGGATTACAAACGCGGATGACGAATGGCAAGGGATGCCTGAATACGAGGCTGAGGAACCATGCTTCCGAAAAGTTGTGGTCAACTTTGATACTGCTGAAGATGTTTCCGCGTTTTTTAAATTGCTAGGTCAAAACTGCACCGACAAAACCAAGTCGGTTTGGTATCCCGAAAAGGAACGCCGTGATTTGAAAAACCAGCAATGGGCTCCTGATGAAAATGCCGAAGAGGAAACAAAATGATCCCAAAACGTTTTATCAGAATTGGCTGGGACAATAAGCCAATGCCACCAGTCTTTGAAAGATGGTGGCGTGAGTTCCAAGCCATGCACCCCGCATGGGAATTTGTTACCCTGCACGATGTTGACGCTCTGCAAATCATGCCGCCGGAATTTATAGAGCTATGGCGCAACTGCTCTTGTTACGCGGCTCGGTCTGACATCATGCGGTATATGGCTGTATGGAAACTTGGAGGAATTTACATTGATACCGACGTAATGCCCATAAAACCCATGGATGTACTTTTAAGTGATCCAAGACCTTTTGCAGCCAAACGATCGTCGACTTCATTTGAGTCAGCCGTATTTGGAGGGCCAGCTTTTCATCCTGCTTTCACAGATTTGCTCAAAGCTTTTCCGGCATGGTATCACAAACATCAAGGGAGGGCTGCATCGGTTCAAACGGGACCAGCGTTTTTCTCGTCCGTAATGTTTGGACGCTCGGATGTTAGGCATTTACCGGCAAAAACATTTTATCCGTACAACGGATTTATGGCTCCCAAACGAGATCAGAAAATTACCATTTTTCTAGACAAGAAAAACTTTCCACCTGAAATGCTGTGCGCCCACTTTTCAAACAACAGATGGGGAGGAAAGCCTAAGACCAGCAAATGAAACCGCAGTTTCCGCTCTACATACCAAGCAAAGGACGTTTCGAATACATGATTACGTCCAAGGCTTTAACTGAAATGGGCGTGTTTCACAACATTGTTGTAGAGCCACATGAAGTTCAAAGGTACAAGGATGCTGTAAAACAATTTGGGCTTTTAACAAATGTGATCGAGTTAGACATGTCGTACAAAGGCAAGTACGAGCTTTGTGATTCGCTGGGTTTATCCAAAACAACTGGTTCAGGACCAGCCCGAAACTTTATTTGGGATCATTCCATAAAATCCGGCTACCCATGGCACTGGATCATGGACGATAACATCAAAGGATTTTTACGAATGAATCGCAATGTTCGAATCCAAACCACCAGTCCATCATTTTGGAGGGCGATGGAAGATTTTGTTTTGAGGTACAAGAACGTTGCAATGGCTGGGCCAAACTACGCGATGTTTGCATTTGGCGCATCGGCTTTACCTCCATTTATTACCAACACGCGAATCTACTCATGCAACCTTATTCGAAACGATGTTCCGTTTAGATGGAGGGGTCGATATAACGAAGACACGATTATGTCTTTGGACATGCTGAAAGCGGGTTGGTGTACAATTCAATTCAACGCTTTCCTTCAGCAAAAACTTAGAACACAAACAATCAAGGGTGGCAATACTGATGAACTTTACAAAGACGGGACAATGGACAAATCAAGGATGCTGGTCCGAGAACATCCTGATGTTGCTGAGGTAAAATTTAAATTTGAACGATGGCACCACCACGTTAACTACACGGTGTTTAAAAAGCAAAAACTTATCAAACGCAACGAACTAGATCTTAAAAAAGGCGTAAACGATTACGGAATGAAATTGGTCAAACTTAAAAGGAAATGACCGATCTAGAGCGTGATTTGTTGGAACATCGTAGGATGCTGTATAGGCCCACGCCAAAGCAAACCGTGGTGGAATGGGCTGAACAAAATTTAACGCTTACCCAAAGGCAAACAGAAAGCCCCGGGCCCTTTCGTACAGCAGTTCGACCCTATTGCCGCGAGGTCATGGAATGCTGGAAAGATCCCGGCGTTTCAGATGTAACGCTTTGCTGGGGTTCTCAAACAAGCAAAACAACGACGCTTATGGCAGGGCTTGGATGGGCAATTGATAACGAACCTTCTCCGGTTTTGTGGTTGATGCCATCAGAAAACTTAGCCCGATCCTTTTCTAAAACTCGTTGGTATCCATTGCTGGAAGATTCACCTGCTTTAAAGGCACGGTTTCCAGTGAACATGGACCAGATGACAAATCTGGAACAACAGTTTGATCGCTGCACACTTACCTTTATTGGATCAAACTCCCCTGCAAACCTTGCGTCTCGTCCAGTCCGCATTTTGGTGGCTGACGAGGTGGATAAATTTGCGGAAGCAACGGCCAAGGAAGCCGACGCTTTGGATCTTGCTGAACAACGGTTAAAGGCGTTTTCAAGTTCCAAGGCATTTTTTACATCAACTCCAACGATGACCGAAGGAAGAATCTGGCAACGTTTTATTCGCGGAGACCAACGCCGGTATTACATCCCTTGTTTTCACTGCAAAGAACTTATCCGCTTAGAATGGAAACAAGTAAAATGGGACAACGCAAAAACCGAAGATGGTAAATACGATTGGCATGCCATTCGGTCGTCTGCCTACTACGAATGCCAGCTTTGCCAAGGGAGGATTTCTGACAGCTACAAAGTAGCCGCATTGCGTCACGGAAAATGGATCGCTGAAAACCCAAACAGCCTTCCGTCAATTCGTTCCTATCACCTTTCAAGTCTTTACAGCCCTGACAAAAAATGTACTTGGGGTTATCTTGCTGTCGCGTTCCTTGAAGCTAAAAACTCGATGATGGGACTTCAAGGTTTTGTAAATGGTATGTTAGCGGAGCCTTGGGAAAACCAAGAAGGCACAGCGGATCGAGTAGAAATTATTTCTGACGCTGAAATGCCGGAAGCTCGTAGATACTTGACCGCAGACGTTCAAGCCGCCGCTCCTTATTTTTGGTGGGTATGCCGAGAATGGGATGGAGGGAATTCGCGTTTGGTAGCAGCAGGACACGCCGACGACTTTGCCGCACTGCGAAGAGTTCAAGTTGAACTTAAAGTTCACGACATGGATGTCGGAATTGACTCAGGGTTTAATACACAGGCAGTTTACGATGCTTGCAGCGGTTACTCTTCAACAAGCGGAAACCCAGTTAGCTATCCGTGCGGATTACGATACCCACCTGAGGGTGGACTTAGAAAACCAATGCTTGTTGGATGGATGCCCATGAAGGGGCGGGAAAGCGGCGCACGTTTTACGACGAAGTCTGGGTCCATTCATCCATTCGGAATTTCAACGTCTACCTCCATGCGAACGGATGTAGTTCAACCTTTGTTGGTTTTTGATACTGAACATTTGCGAGAAATGTTGTCTAAGCTTCGCAGGTCAAACGAACAGTTTTCTTGGAGCGTTTGTTCCCTTCCAAATCAAATGCAGGTTGAAGGCGCGTTTTCCGTTGGTTCGGATGTTTACTGGAAACACTTGGACTCTCACATTTTAAAGCCCACAGCCAATAGAAGTGGGCGAATTCGTTACCAGTGGTTCAAACGAAATCACCGATGGCCTGACCATTTGCACGACTGCGAACTGATGCAGTTGGCTATGGCAATGTTATGGAACGACCTAAAGCCAAATTCAAATGAAGTTGAAAGTGCTGCTTGACGTTTGCAAAAATTCAGTGAACATCCGTTGCGGTGGTCACCTACACGGTCTCAACTAAGCGGTCGTATCTACGCACTACGTATGCCGGAAAGGCTTCGTTGACCCTGCTTGCCGCGCTGCTCGTAAAACTTACCGCTGCCGCAAGTTCAATTGAAACCGGAAACGTTGTAAGTCAAACATCAAGTGCAGACGTTTCAGTCACGTTTTCTAAGCCGGGTGAAGGTGCGCCGTCTTCGGTGGAAATGCTGGAAATGTGGGAGTCTCTGCTTTCGGATTACGATTACGCCGTAACGCTTTTGGCTGGTGATGGGATTGCTAGTCCCACCGATCTCCAAATTTACAATAAAATGTTAACCGCCGTTCTGGTTTCAACCACTCGGTATTATGGGGATTTCACGCAATTCCGTCGTGAAGCCACAACCCGAATGAGCTAATGGGATTCCTTCAAAACATAGCGGACAAGCTGTTTCCTGCTCCCGTAAACAAATACGAAGGAGCGGGAAACTCGTTGCGTCGTTCGTATCTCGATACGTCTTACACCTCCGCGCGGTTTGATGTTACTAGTTCGACTCGTCAAGCCATCGTTCGCAAGTCTCGCTTTTTCGAGCAAAACAACGCTGTACTGAATAGGCTTGGCGACTTGTTTGAATCATACACTGTTGGCTCAAGCTTCTCGGTTCAACCAGCCTCCAGTGATTCCGCTTGGAATCTTAAGGCCAAAAAGTGGTTTGATGTCTGGAGCCGTTATCCCGATATTGGTTCTCGTCAGTCGTTCTCCACTTTGATGGGGCAAGCCGCTCGCGGTTGGTTCTATGATGGCGAGTCGTTCTTGTTGTTGACCAAAGGTGATACCGGCAGACCTCGATTGCAGTTAATCGAAGCGCAATCAATTGCTACTCCCACAGGGATGCCAGCAGATGAGACCGTTTTTGACGGTATCCGGTTTGATCCTCGTACCGGACGAGCGATATCCTACTTTATTGGATCGGAAAAAACTCAGGGTAACCTGACTGATGTTCGCTCCATTCCTTCTGACTCCGTAGTCCATATCTACGAGCCGAATCGTCCCGGTCAACTCCGAGGTCTGCCGTTTGTTTCCGCTGTCATCAACGATCTGCACGATCTAGATGATCTGCAAAAGCTGGAGATGGAGGCTTGCAAGCTTGGAGCTTCTGTCGCTCAGATTGTTAAGACCGTCTCCGGCGAAGTCCAAGCAAGCAACCTCCGCGCTGGTACTGCTGGAGCGAGTGTAAACACCGCCGAGAATTACTACGAACAGGTCTTTGGATCTGGCGTGAAGGTAATGAAAAACGGTGACAGTTTTGAGCAGTTCGCGACCGAGCGTCCCGGTGTAAATATGCGCGAGTACTGGCGACAACTGACTGAGAAAGTCTGTGCTGGCGTTGGCATCCCTTACGTTCTTGTTTACCCAGAGTCGATGCAGGGAACTGTCTATCGCGGTGCGCTAGATATGTCGTCTGTATGGTTCCGCTCTCGCCATCAAGTCATGGCATCAGCGGCTCGTCGCATTTACGAATATGCGATGGAATACGCGATCAAGAACGATCCTACGCTAAACGACGCTCCTAGCGACTGGTACGAAGTCTCAATTACCGCTCCGCGCTCCCCGAATGTTGACGTTGGCCGTAATTCTGCGGCTCAATTGGCAGAACTGGAAGCGGGAGTTGTTACCTTTGACGAGGTCTATGGTGCGCGTGGTCTTGATTGGCGTTCTGCTTTAGAGTCAAAAGCTCAACAAGCTTTGTTTGTACGTCAACTCGCTGCAAAATACGGCGTTGATGTATCTGAGATTTCGGTGATTCAGAAAGAACGTCCCGCAACTAGTGTTGCACCGGCTATTGACATGGAAGATGATTCTTCTGAATCTCCGTCCCCAGTCGCTCCGTCAGAAGGTGGGTCGCAACCTGTTGTTGTAGAGCAGGAAGAGATTACCGCTACCGTCAAAAAGACTCGGAAACCAAAAGCCAAGAAAACCGAATGAGTTTTACCAAGAAGTCAGATTGGCTTTACTTCGCTCCGGCAAACGCTGCCGGTGATCCTGCTACTGTTCAGATCTTCGATCAGATTGGCGAAGACTGGTACGGCGGTTCCGGTCTATCTGCAAAACAGTTTTCCGATGTTCTCAACGAGATTGGCAACGGTCCGCTGCTTGTAGAGATCAACTCTCCCGGCGGTAATGTCTGGGATGGTCTCAGCATTTACAACCAGTTGCGCGGTCGCAAAGCTCCGGTAACCACTCGCGTCGTTGGTATTGCCGCTTCCATTGCGTCAATTATCGCTCTTGCCGGTGACCGAGTAGAGATGGCTGATGCCGCTCTAATGATGATCCACGACCCATCAGGGATGGCTTCTGGCACTTCCGAGGATATGCGGAAAATGGCTGAGGCTTTGGATCAACACGCTCAAGTGTTGGTTGGAGTGTATGCTAAAAAGACAGGACGCTCTCCCGAGTCTATCCGCGCTGCGATGCGAGCAGAGACTTGGTTTACCACCGCTGAGGCTCTCGCTTTTGGTCTTGTAGACAAACCCATCAAGCAGTTGGCAATGGCCGCTAAATGGCATCCTCGGGCAGTGACTAAGACCGCTCCTGAGACCGTCAAAAACAACCTCCGTCGAGGGTTAGAGCAATACGATGAAGGTCTTGCTGGCGACGGTCTGGAACCAGCAACTGTCACCGATGCTAAATCGCTTGTTGCAGGAGAGGCTCCTACCGAAAACAAGATCCGCAAAGCTAACGCTTGGTGGGGACGCAACGACCGATTCTTGGAAGCAGAACCTAATACTCCTGCGGATGTAGCGGCAAACCTCTGGGGAGGTGCTGCTGGCCGCGATTGGTTCTCCGCACTCTTTGCTCAACTAGAAGAGCCGTCTGATACCAATACAGACAAAACACTTTCGACTGATGGCGAAAAAACCATCAACGATTCTGGCGTGGACTCCACGCCGCAACCAACACAACAACCCGACACAAATATGTCCGATTCCACTACTGTGACGGCTGCGGCTGCTCCTGCCGCTTCCGTTGATCTCGCTACTATCATGGCAAAGCTTTCCGCTTTGGAAGCTTCTATTAAGTCGCCCACCGCCGCTCCTGCTCCCGATCCGGTTCGTCCCGTGATCGAGAACCTCGGCAACCCGCTGCTGGAGAAGCATAAGAGCCTCCGCGCTGGTGCTGAGCGTCGTCGTTTCTTGGTCGAGAACCACAGCGAGCTTCTCCGTCAGCAGAGCATCTTCGCTCCGCAGAACGCGAACTCCTTTACCTCGACGCTTGTCGTGGATTACCTCGCTGACGCGATCATCACCGTTGCCGCTACCAAGTTGGCGATGGTTGACGCTTTCAGCCGCAACGTGGGTCTGGACAACCTCCGTCCGAAAGCCACCGTTCGCGTAAAGAAGTTCACGACCGGCACCGCCGCTCAGGTCAATCCGACCAACTGGGAGGCCAACAACGATTCGACGCTTGCTGCCACTTCGGTGACCGTTGACCAGATCAGCAAGAACTTTACCGTCACTCAAGAAGAACTGAATCAGGGTTACGCTCTGGCTGATCTTGCTGCTGGTTCTGCTGATCTGTTCGCTTATGGTATTAGCGACAAGATTACCGCCGTGATGACTGTCACTAACTACGGTACCGCCGTTACGATTGGAACCGCTGCCAACTTCGACACCAGCGACCTCCCCGCGATTCTCGCTGCTGCCAAGAACTATCGTTCCAAGAACCTCGTTCTGGACGGTGGACACATCGCTCGCTTGTTGTTCTCGTCGGCCTCTAACACCTTCCCCGATGGCCGTCTGTCTTCGCTTGCGAACGGTCGTTTTGGATTCGATGTCATCGCCGAGAACAACCGCTGGACTGGTGCTGAGACCAACACCGCTGGCTTTGTCTGCGGTCCTGACGCTATCGCCATCGCAGCCGGTCTTCCGGTTGGAATGGTTGCCGGTGAGTTCATCGAACAGCGCACGGTTACCACCAACAACGGTCTGTCCTGCTTGCTCTCGGTCTGGTATTCCCGCGCCACACGCTCGCACATGGCGTCTTACGACATCATGTTTGGTGCTGCCGCTGCGGACACTACGCAAGCTGAAGTCCTTATCACCTCTTAATCCTTAAGGATATGCGCATTGCAACAACCATAGCAGTGGACAAGACCGGCAAAACTAAATTGCTGGCTGGTCCCGAAATTGATGCGACTCTCCAGCGCACTAATTTCAACACTGTTTCTGTTCCTGAAGGAGGCAAGCTCATCTTGTGGGTACAGGGAGCCTTAGCACCGAAGATTCGTAAGGGTTAACAAACCAAAACTGGGAGGGTTACCGGATACGCTGGTAACCCTCCCTTTAACCGAAACACAATTTTATGGCCGTTCAAGCAGACATCTCCACAGAGTACAGCATGGGCCGCGAGGGGTTCGCGCTGGTCACTAGCACCGCCGCTCAGACCGGCAACTGGTCTGGCTTGATTCCCGTTGAGCCAACAGTGTTTACGTCTATCACTGGATTTGGAATATCTGGCACTTGGACTTCTAAGACAATCCCTGCTGGATTCCCGCTGGTGGGAAACATCACCGCATTTCAAATCTCCAGCGGTTCTGTCGTAGCGTTTAACGCCAGAGCCTAATGATCTCAATCGGAACATCAATCAACAGGACGAGATCCTATAATGGGTCT